GCCGCCAGTTTTCTTGGCCAATGCAGCAAACCCAGTGGTAGCATTGTTGTGCTTGCCCAAGTCACGCTCATTGAGTTGAGTTCTTAGAACACTGGATGCAGTCTTAACCGGAGCAGCGGCTGCGTTTTCAGTCAGTTGTTGCTTATCAGCCAAGTCGGCCATCTTTTTGTTTAAATCATAGAAAAAATAATCGCTCATGGTTTATCCTCTTGGTGTTGCGAAAGTAGCAGGCCGTGGCATGCGTTTGACGTCAGTCATTGGACTCTTGGTGTCCTGCTTGATGTCATTTGTGGTTTTTGCTGGAGGTGTTTTGCCACCGGCTACTGTGAAATCAGAACGATACGCATTCTGCAATACTGAATGCTGATAAGGATTACCAGAGTAATCTTTCTTCAATGCCTGCTGTTCAGCATCAGGTGCAGGATAATCAGTATCAGCGATCAAGTCCTTGTTCTGTGCTCGGATATCAGTGATCTCTTTGTCAATGCTGTCTGAATGTGCTTGTGTGATCAGACGGATTCTGTTGGGGCTAAATCCCAACAGCTGAGCCAGTTGTTGCACTTGTGGTTCGATAGCTGGATAACGAAAACTCACATCCACAGATGTTACCATGTCATTTTCTGCATTAGGAAAATCCTTCAGCAGACGTTGTACAGGTGTAGTCTTCTTGCCTGACATTTTAACAATGTCAAACTGCTCGAGTTTTTGTTCGAGATCCTTGATAAAGGTAGGTGGCACATCACCCAGGATTTTGATCCTGTAGTCATATGTTCTTTCCGATTCTGCAAGATAAGCTGCAAATTTTTTAATCATTGATTTGTCCTTCATGGATATAATAGTATTTATGTGGATCTCGTTTTATTCTTGATCCGATTGATTCTGGTCTAACCCCGTAATGTATTGCCGCTGCATTCCTAGATTCAAACACTCCTTCAGGAGTTACTAGTGGCTTACAACGAGTTTTTGCTATTTCTCTTATTTTTGCAGTATGCTCAGGAGACTTTGATTTACCTAATAGAGAAATTGATCTTTTGTTACGAGTTTCTATAGATACAAATTTACCTTTGTGCTTGTTTGAGAGTTGTCGACGACCCTCTTCTGAAATACCACGGTATGGATGGCCGGTCTGTGCTAGTGACATTTTCTTCCGAGTTTCTTCTGACCGTTTTTTTCCTAAATTACTTTGAGAAATTTTAAGCCTAGATTCTTGCGAATGCGGTTTTCCTTTACGCCTGCTTAAATCTCCTGACAAACTCCCCCCATCTCCTTGTTCCGAAGTTAGATTAGCCCAATCATTACTTTTAACAATATCCCATAATTCGCTGTAGTATTTTCCCCAATATTTTAACTCATCATGTGTGTTGCATTCTTTAAGTATTTCTGTGGAGTAATTAAATCCATGCTTGTCAAGATGTTTCTTCCAGTAAAGTCCTGACCCAGGATACGCATGATAATCATGGCGAGTTGTTTTTCCAAGATATTTCAATCCAGTAATATTGTGAGTTTTTATATATAGGTATATCATTTTTTGGCATTTGTCTTTCTATCGCCTAACAATCTTTCCAGTAATTCATTGCGATCTAACACATGTCCCTGGCCCGGCTGTGGCACTACACCACCGTCGGCTTGTTTCATATCTAGATTGGCTTTTTTTAACTGTAGATCGATCATTTTCAACTTCTTATTCAGCTTGGCCTGTTTGGCTGTGAGTGCATGTCCTAGCATAGCGCCTGCTACACTGAAGATTTCAGCGGCAAATCGTGAATCCACATTCATACCTAGTGACATTAACTCGTCAAACGATTCAGTTGCTTTTTTTGCCAAGTCATCCATCTCTACGTCAGATGCTTGTAAATCTCTAACCATTGGTAACGCAGAATCTATTTTATCAATGGCATCGTCAATTTCTGCCATTGCTATTTTTGTTTCATCTATATTCAGTGAGTGTTCTTCAGATTCTAATTCGTCGGATCTCGGCAAGTCGAACAATTCTTCTAATTTTTTCATACTATATTTACCGGATTACTGTTGCCCGACAGTTATCTTCGTGCCAGCGAGAATAATTTCCTTTATTTGTAGTAATTCCGCAATGTTGGCATGTGTACCTAGTTTGATTTAAATTCTGTACTTGTGCATGTAACACAGATGGGTTATTTTGCAAATAAGTTTTTCTTTTTTTGCTTTGTTCTTGTTTGTTATTTTCATTTGCCCAATACAATTTTCCTGAAGTTGATAGTAGCACCGATGTTGATTCTTTGACAGTTCTATCTCTGGTCTGCCAGGCAATTTTCATATTATTTTTTGTTCTTTGAGATTTTGGTTTCCGGTTGAATGGTTGCGGAACACCTTTTGTTCTAATAGATTGTTGATTTTTCCATTCAGTTGTATGTTTGTATCCAGCTGACCCATCACCGCCATCAGAAAGATTTCTAAGTATACCTGTCCCTGTATCTTTACGTCCATACCAACGTATTAATCTACGTTCAATGGCTAATGCACCTAAATTGGTAAGATTGTTTTCAATGATAATAATGCGGTAGTCGTCCGAAGGAACTTTTACACGATGATCTTTGGCCCAGGCCCGCCCTGCGGTTCCTTTGCCTATATAGTATGGAGATAAGTCTGATTTACGCAAATAAGCGTAAACATAATAAGTATTCATGCTGACATTCCTTTACAATGTTAGAGTCAGTGGATGTTGGTAGCATCGCGACTGGCACTTTTATTTATTGCCGTTTACAAAAAGATCATATTCTGTTAGTACACGGAAAGTCATTCCGTTTCGTCTAGCCCATTTGGTTGCTTGATCCCATTTGGCATGATTAATAGCTACTACTGCTCTATCTCTCTGAGACATCCTGCTTTCGATTACACTTTGATTTTTGGGTTTAATTTCAATTAATTCAGCTTTGACTTGATCAGCTTTAGTTTTATATGTAATAAACACATCAGGAATATACATGGAGTTTTTTCCGGTAACTGGATTTATATAAGGTATAGCTATGCTTTCGCTTGCCCATTGCAACACAGCTTTGTTGTTGTCGCAAAATCTAAAAAATGCATGTTCCCACCCTGATCGATATCTAGGTTGATTTTTGCCCACATACTTTTCTGGGTTAGTGATCACATACAAGCCGTTAGCCCAACGGCTCATGCTAGCACATTCCTTGCGGTGTAATAGTTAGGAGTTACCGCAGCACCAAATCCCAACAATGTGCTGCCACTTCTCAAGTTATTGAGATAGTAGGTCAGGGTTTGTGTGAGTTGAATAGAATCTTGACCTTGTATGTTTGCCAGTATGGTCAGCACTGGTGTGCGTGTTTGATCGGCTATTCTAAACAAAGCCACAGTGAAGTTGCCGGCAGCAAGGTCTGTGGTAAACACAGACTTCATGTAGCTGAATACTATATCGTACTCTTCTGCACTTACATAAGTTTCGTAGGCATAGAATTGATCGTAGATTCTAACTGTGAGATCTACATTGGTATTGAGTGAATTGATTGTGCCGCCCATTATCGTGGCCCCGGTGGTCTAGGAAAAACAAAGCCGCCACCGCTGTTTTGAGCTTGACGTACTGCTCCTGGTATGGTGCTTCTTAACACGCTGTTGAGTGCAGCGTTGGCTTCTTCATTCACAACTGATCGTATGGGTGCATCTTTCCAAGTATTGTAGGTTGTTCCTGCTTTTTGCACAGCACCAATGATACCTGCCACACCGCCGCTTTGCAAATCTTCAATAATACCAATACCAGCATCTAACAATCCGCCTTGGCCCAACACAGTTTGTGTGCTGCCCGGTCTAGCCAAGCTACTACGAACATTATCGTAGTAAGCAGGATCAGCAAACCCCACCACATTAGTGTCGGGTCTAACTCCACCAATAGCACCTGTAAAATATTTTACAGTTTCGTATTCAATGGTCATGGAGTTTTGCATGATACCGGCACCTTCACTGTAGTTATAAGTGTCGTGCTCCCATGATTTGATTAGTGGATTGATCAATGTATAGCTGGCCCATTTGTGTTGGTCCATGCCGTATATTGTTATGTCTCGAAAGAATGCCGGCTTACCTGAACTTTGATCTCCGCCTGATCCTATACCGTTACTGCCTGCATTACCTTGATCATAACTTTCTCCCACATACCCCCAATCATTTACAACTCTATCATTGGCGTATATGTCTCGGGCATTGTAGCTAAATCCTGGCAATGTTTGAATAGCACCAATTGATCCATTCTGTGCTGGTAGGCCATATGCTTGATTTGGATCCTTGTAATAGTAACTGTAATAGTTGTACCACATATTACGTATCAAGTCGCCACCGTCATCGTGAAACGTAACCTGCACTGGATTATAATTGATCTTCTTCTGAATAACCCGTTTACGATTGTATTGATTTAAGGTCTCTGTTTCCATAGTAAATTTAGGCAACTGCACAGTCTTTACCATTAATCCAATGGTAGCTTTTTCTGTGCTGTTGTAAATGGATCCCAGAGTCGGAATCATTGCAGTGTTGATATTGAAGTAGCAGTGGAACAGGAATTTGTTCCGCGGTGCATACTCATACCCGTTGGTGCGAAAGGTCTTTGAAGCGTGGGCATAATCTTTAAGACCTTGCCCACCAAAAAATCCCTGTAGGAAATCTTGTCCCCAGGTCATAACAGATTACCCTGTGACTACGTTGTTGACAGTTCTAGCGATAGTGCTACCAACACCAGTTCCGTTAGGTACCTGATTGGCGTTATCGTACACAATGCCCAAGACAATTTGCATAGGCTTGCTGTCAGCATAGCTAGTGGTTCCGTAGTCTGCACTCTTGAGATAGCAGCCATACAGTTCCCATGTTTCCAGCACAACAGGTGTAGCAGCGCCATTGCCGCCATCTAACACTTCGTAACGTGTGGTAAACTTGTAGTCGATACCTGATGCAGCACTGGCCATTTCTAAGAAGTCCATTTGCTTTTGCAGTTGTTCGCCAACCAAGCGACTTACAGCACCCGACGCATCATCACGTAGATTGCATGTGACTTCACTCCAGTGATACTTGCCAGCTAGCTTTAGTTCACTGTTGTAAATTGGAATAACAATGTCATCAAATGTTGCAGTAGGACGCTTAAAGTCCACTACTTGTTTGGTAAGTTCTGTTCGGGGTGTGCTCACTCCGAAGTTTTCAAATATCACTCGGAAGCGATAGCTGAGTTTGGGCATGAGCAAGCCTTGGTTGCTCGCGCTTTGATCGCTTGCCAAGGGCACTGTCATTCTTGTTAATGATGCAACGGCCATATTTGTAATCTCCTATGCAGTTATTTACCTCTATTGAGGCCAAAAAAAATGGGGTGTTTCCACCCCATTTTCTAGTCTAGCGGTGTCGTTAGATAGAAGTTTGTGTTGCAGTTTGTGAGTTAGCAATAGTACCAGTGGCCTTGATACGCAACGGAATGTAAATAAATTCCACAGCCTTAACAGGTTCAATAGCAATATCAACCCACAGTTCGTTGGCGTCAATTCTAGCAGGAGTGTTGTTTGAATCATCACACACCACCAAGAAGTCATAGATACCACGTTTTGCCACAAGATCAATACACAATCCGTTTACAGCATTGGTAACTTCATTGCGAGTGATTTGATCGTTTGGTTCAAACAAGAACTGTTTACCAATTTCTTCTAATCTTCCACGCATAAATGCAACCAAGCGTGCAACATTGATTCGATCCAATGCACTATCAACACCGTAGACGGTTTTATTACCAAAGTTGGTAATGCCCACTCCTGGCAGGAATGTGATTGGATTAATTTTGTTTACATACTCGACATCACGTAGACCTTGATTATTACCAATAGTAACAAACTCACCAGTGATAGCGTTGATGTACCCAATTCTTGCAGCATTGTCGATTACACCACGACGTGTTCCGGCAGGAGCCAACCATGGATAGCTAACAGAATCGCTACGAATGATAGTGCGTACCATCATGTGACTTGGAGCAGTAACTACTGCACTGCCACCAAGGTCAGTAGTTTGGCAGCTTGGATAGAATACAGCAGCATACGGAGTGCTGGT